CTGAGAAGATCTCTTGATCAGATAATCAATTCATCTGTAAATATGACGGTATTAGATACCGATAAGCTAGTCAGAGAAAATGCAGAGGTTGATTCTGTCGTGCTAGAAAATGGAGGCCATTGGAAAGATGCTGTGCTATTGAAGATACTAGCTCTTCCTGCCGGAGATTATGAGATCAATTGGTATTCCGAAATAAAGAGAAATAGTGTTGCTGGAGATATTGGTGTTACTGTAAGTGTTGGTGCTACTTTAGAAGCCGCTATATCTCCTCAACCTAAAGCCGGCAATTGGATTTCCTTTAGTGGAGGTAAGCTATATACGCATCCTGCTGATGGAGATTTAACCATTAGATTACGTATCAAAAGGATGGGTAGTAATGGAGCAGTAAGAGCAAGACGTAGCAGATTATTTATAAAATCGTTATAATTGTATAGATTATGCCAAGGATAGATAAAGACATTGTTAAACAGCGTAGTGGATTACGGCAACGAGAACGATATTTTGGTTCTAAGCCAAATCTGCGTATTACGGATAAGGTTAAGTATGCCGATGATTTCGAGCATATGAAAAAGATCTACGATTATTACATCGAGTCTGCCTGGTTTCAAGATCAAACAACATCTAATTCTGGCAATTATAGGGATATGTATATTCTCTATGATGCTTACAATACATTTATTCCGGAAGAAAACTTCCATTACATTACCAACCCGCTAAACTCTTCCCGACAAGATAGAGCCTCCTTCCCTGCGAGAATAAGACCGTATTCTATTATCAGACCAAATCTTGATCTGTTAATGGGTGAGTGGGATAAGAGGCCATTCAACTATACTGTTGTAGTGAAAAGCAATGATGTGGTATCTAAAGTTGAAGAGGAAATACAGAAAGCTGTAATAGCTGTTCTTGAACAAATGTTTATTAATCAGCTTAATCAACAAGGATTTGGTACCGGTATGCCATCGCAAGAAGTTCCATTACCAGCTGAAGTAAAGGCGAAGAAACAGCAATCGTTTAAAGATGCCAGAGCGCAACGTGCGCAGAATGTCATTGAAAGGTCTAAGCTTGAATTGCGATTAGATCATGAATGGCGTAGAATGTTCAAGGATTGGGTGATTGTAGGCGAGGCTTATTCTTTCCGTGGTGTAATGAATGAAGATCTGTTCTATGAAAGAGTATCTCCATTGGATATCGATTATGATAAATCTCCGGATAATCAATTTGTAGAAGATGGTGCCTGGGTAGTGCGAAGAAAATATATGTTGCCAACAGATATTGTTGCAACATTCTGGAAAGAATTAGAAGAATATGAGATTGATCAAATGGAAGAGATGGATAGCAGTACCGCTTTTACATCTACTTATTACAATACTCTATTTGGAAATACTTATCGTACAGAAGAAGATCTTAGGCGTACCAAGATTCCGGTATATCATGTAAACTGTACAATTTATAAAAAGATTGGCATTTTATCCTATAAGGATGAAATGGGTGTTGATCAAGAAATTGAAGTAGATGAAACCTATAAAGCGGAGAAAGCTTTTGGTGAAACTATTGAATGGTTCTGGATTCCGGAAACATGGGAAGGCTATCGAATAGACACCAATTATGGCGGAGGATTAGCAGGGCAAGATCATACGCCTTCGAGTATCTATCTGGGAATGCGTAAGGTTGAAGAGGAGCGTGGTATGATTAACAATATGGGTTATACCAAATTGAACTATAATGGATTAAGATTCTCTGATACACATAGTAGAAACATCTCTATTGGCGAGATGGGTTTACCATACCAGATTTTATATCAAATCATGCATTATAAGCTTGAGCTTACAATTGCCAAGTCGAAAGGAAAGATTGCCTTATTAGATATCAATACCATTCCGAATAAGAAAGGATGGGATGAAGAAAAGTTCTTCTACTATGCCGAAGCCATGGGCTTTGGTCTAATTGACAGAACACAATTAGGTACAGATAAAACCTGGAATCAGTATCAGGTACTTGATCTTGGTCTCTATGAGCATATCAAGAATCTAATTGATGTGATGGAATATATCAAGCAGGAATGGGACCAGCTTGTAGGAATTACTCCTCAACGTAAAGGACAGACTTCTGCTTCTGAAACTGCAACCGGTGTTGCTACTGCCAGGTATCAATCATCTATTATTTCTGAAAGAGTTTTCACTAAGTTTGAAGAGTTTATTGAAAGAGAACTTCAAGCGCTTATAGACTATTCTAAATTCGCAAATATTGGTACAGCTAAAGAGCCGTTCTATCGTGATGATTTTACCATTGAATTGCTCAATGTAACTCCGGAAGAATTTATGGATGCAGAATATGGAGTATATGTATCTAATAGCTCTAAAGATATTGAAGATCTACAGATGATGAAGCAAATACTTCCTAACATGGCATCGCAGAATATGTCTCCAGGAAATATGGCTGAGATGATTATGAGTAGAAATGTCTCTAAGTTAAAAGATGTTCTTGCAGAGAAAGAGGTTAAAGAAATGGAAGCAGCAGAAAGAGCTGCTAAAAACGAACAAGATGCTGTTATGCGTAAACTTGAAATAGAGAAAGAGTATAAAGCTATTAGTTTTGAATTTGATAATCTATTACAAGATAATAAGTATAATAGAGAAGAGGATCTTGAACATATCAAAGGACAGTATGCTCTTGCAGATACAAATACTCCAGGAGATATTGAAACTCTCTCTCCTTTTGAGGCGGAACAGATGATGGTTAAACGTGAAGAAATTTCAAATAAAAGAAATGCTGATGATCGTAAATTAGCAATAGAAGATAAGAAATTGCAGATTGAAGATCAGAAAAGTAAGAGAGACACAGAGGCTAAGAAATATGTTGCAGACAAGAATTACCAAATAGCGAAGGAAAATAAAACTGGAGCTGAATTACAGGCTAAGGGGAAAAAGTGACATACAAATATAGTAAACATATGAAATCTAATGTAAACATGAGTATATACTAATCTTTTATAATTAAATATATTAACTATGGGTGGCAAACAGAAAGACAATCTTCCTTTAATGGATGATTTTAGTGAAGAGTCATTATTGGACAGTTTGGTGGACGATGATGATGATCCAGCCGCAAAAGGTGGCGGAGATGATGATGATGATGATGATGATCCTGCGAATAAAGGCGGAAAGGATGATGATGATGATGATTCTAAAGGTGGTAAATCGAAAGGTGGTGATGATGACGACGATGACGATGATCCAGCTAAGAAAAAGTCTGATGATGACGATGATGATGACGATGACGATGATGACGATGAGAAATCAAAGAAGTCGAAGAAATCAAAGAAATCTGATGACGATGATGATGATGATGATGATCCAAACAAAGGCAAGGATGACGATGATGAAGAGACATTCTGGGTTGATGTTGAGAAACTAACCGGAAGAACTGTTGAAGTTGATTACGGTGATGTTGAGCCTGAATCTCCGGAAGGAGCTGCAATGCGTGAAGAGGCTCTCGTGCAACAAGCGATAAATGATCACTTAGATTACTTATCGAAGATTTATCCACGAGAATTTAAGGCTCTTGAACATGCAGCAAATGGAGGCAAAATGGAAGATCTATATAATCCGGCTGAGCCTGATTATACTAAAATGGAGATTCCAAAAGAGGATGAAGATTTCCAACGTAATTTCCTAAAAGGTTATTACGAGAAAAAAGGCTTCAGTTCCTCAAAAGCTTCCAGGATGGTTGAAGTTGATGAAGATAGTGATGAGGGACTTTATAAAGCTGCCTCTGAAGCATTGAAAGAACTTTCAACAACTCAAGAGGGTAGCCGAGCTAAAGTGATTGAGAAGCAAAAGAAAGTTGCTGATCAACAAAAGAAAGAGGATATGCAAATAGTTGGTACAGTTGAGAAGATTGTTCAATCAGGTAAATTGAATAAGTTTACTGTTCCTGTTAAAGAACGAGATAAATTCTATCAATTTGCTCTTTCGCATATTCAGCGAAATCCGCAGGGTGGCTATATGATAGTGCAACCGGTAGAGGGAAAGGATTTGGAGTTGCAGTTGCAGGAAATGTACTTCGCCTTTAAAGGTGGAGATCTTTCATCTATCATACAGCGAGAAGTGAAGTCTGCTTCTGCAAAGCGATTGAAACGTAATGCTTCAAAAGCTGCGAAGAAAAAGGGTTCAGCAGATGATGATGATCGACACAGTAGTAAGGGTAGATTATCAACATTTGACGATTTTACAACGTAAACAATGTTTAATTAATAAATAAATACCATGTCAACTTTTGCAAGAAGTAATAAGTTTAAGTTTCAGGTACAGCAAGACATCTTTGATGGCAAAGCTTTACTTGACGAGCAAAACTTCTATCATCAGAGGTATGGTAAGCCCGATGAGTTGTCGATGAAACTAACTTGGTTGTTAGGAGATTCAACAGGCTCCTTTCCGCTTGCCATGTCAACGATGGGAGATGTTGTAACCCCTAATGGGTTTAAGAAAGGAAATTCTAAGGTTAAGGAATTGAATGATATTCAATTTACTTATCCGGTAATGAGCCGGCTAAATAAGGCTGTTGTTGTCGCCGAGACAAACGATACGCCTAACCTAGGAATGGGTGGACAACCTTTTTATATCACATTCACTGACAACTGGGTGAAACGTAACTATATGATCGAATCTCCTCTCGGAGTTCAAGCATACGTGCTTGGAGATGGCGAGAAGGTTGGAAGCGGTTATCGTTACAAAGTTCAGTTGAATGCTGTATCTGATAAAACTGTTGTGCCACCTTCGGAAATAAGGGCTGGAAGATTGTGGTCTGAGCTAAATACCTTTAACCCTGAGAGTGAATCACGAGGAACCGAGTTCAAGCGTGTAGCTCCAGGTAAGTATAAGAATCAGATGTCCATCATTCGTCTCTCACACCAGTGGGCTGGCAATGCCGCGAATAAGATTATGCCTATCAAGATCTCTCACGAGGGCAAGAAAGACATGAGCTTATGGATGGACTTTGAGCATTACCAATTCGAACGAGCATGGCTCGAAGAAATGGAACATGCTTATTGGTACTCACGCTATAACAGGCGTCAAAATGGCACCATTGCTCTTAAAGATATTCTAACCGGTAAGGTTATTCCTACTGGCGCAGGTATTCTTGAGCAGATAAATAACTATGCCACGTACACTTCATTGTCGTACAACTACTTACAAAACACTGTTGCTAATGCATTGTTTGGCCAATCAGATACCGATGGTATGTCGATTACCTTACATACAGGCCGTGGCGGTATGCGTGAGTTTGACGCTGCAATGAAAGAAGCTGGTATCACTCAGTTAGCACTTGGAGATGTTGGAGATAAGTTTGTAGGCGGAAGCAATTACAATCTTGTATCCATGGGCTTCTTCAATGCTTTCTATCATATTGATGGTTACTACATCAAAGTGAAGCATAATCCTATCTTCGATTACGGTCGTAGAGCGATTAAATCTCCACTTCACCCCGATACCGGATATCCTCTGGAATCATATCGTATGGTGTTCATTGATGATGGTACTTTCGATGGTGAGCCTAACTTGCAAATGGTTACCGAAAAAGGACGTAAGTTCTTACATGGTGTTGTTCCAGGAATGGCAACAATGCCTCGACAGTATCAGGTTCTATCTGGTGCCGGTAATATCAATGCAGGAAGCCTTGCATTAATCAGCTCTGATGTTGATAAGTCTTCTTATCATCGATTAGCAGTTGCAGGTGTTCAATTACGAAGAGGTAATACCTCATTGCATTTGAATAATATTGTAGGGCTTGAAAGCTTGTAAGACCTTTCTGGTTGCTCTAGTCCATATGTAATTATATGTGATTAGCAAGCCCTTGGGAAACTGAGGGCTTTTTTTCATGCCTTTTCTCCTGACTAGCGAAGAGAACCTTATTAGGAATTTTCGATAGCAACTATTACATTAGCAGTATATTAAATATATTTATTATGGATACAATGCAAGATGCACCAGAAAAGGTTGTTTACATTAAACGTAAGCAAACGTTCATCGAAGAGGCGAATGCCGATCCTGAAGTACAGGAATACTTCGATATGTCATTTAGGGCCATTGGCTCTTATTATAAGATTACCGGTAAGCAGTTCGGTAGTGGGTTACAACGTTGGGAAGAAGAGTTACTCTTACCTGAATTAGTTGGAGTTTATCCTGAAGAAGACAGGAGAGAATATCATAGGGCAGTTAAAGACTTTTATCGTAATATTAATACCAAAATTCCCGGAGAAGGATTAAGGTTAAATATTGCTTTGCACGACGAGAATGAACCCTTGTCAGAGAAGAATCTGCCAGTAAGTGTTCGCGATTTTGTAATATATCGTCATGCGTTAAATCATCCGGAAACTGGAAAGACTTTTGATGAAGCAGAGATGTATCAACATAAACGCTTCTATATTGAAGATACCGATAGCGTAGTAAACAATGCTGCTAAGCTTTCTAAAATGGAAGATAAAGCTTTATTGAGCTATTACGAAATTTCTGACAGTCCTCAAAAAATTGAACAGACTCTTGTCCTTCATGGAGTGAATCCTAAAGATCTTAATGAGAAAGAGCAGCAACTTAAAGCTAAGGAATTTGCTACTATCAATGAGACTGAAAGTGCTTCTGAGAATGAAGCAAAATTGAAGAAGTTTATTTCTATTACCGGAGACAAACGACTTGAAACTAAGTATTTGATTGAAGAAATGATCTCTATCAATATACTAGAAAGAGTGGGTATGAAAGTACTTATTAGGGAATCTGGAGATCTTATTGGAGATAGTATGCAAGGAGCTGCATTATGGTTTGAAGATAAAGTTAATAGTGCTGAAATTAATGTGCTGAAAGCTAAGTACAAAGAACTTCGTAGACCTTCTAAACGAGTAAAAAAAGCCGCAAAGCCAGGTATTGAATCTATTGAACCTAAAGAAGATATATCCGATGAAGGTAACGATTAAACAATATCATCCAGCTCGTAACTTTATTGTTGCGAAACTGACGATTAAAAAGTCTTCAGATGGTGGAATAGTCCTTGCCAAAGGAAAGGCTGATAAGTGGATGGAAGTTATAAAGGTTGGCGATTTAGTTACTGCCGTTAAACCTGGTGATTACATTGTAGCACCAGATCCACGCGCTATGATTCAAATGGAGTTTGATGGGGAACATTATATGCAACTCATGGAACATGATTTGATAGGTTTTGTGCCAAAAGAAGAGGTTCCAGAGCAACCGGAAAATCAATTGATTTTGGACATAAAGGATTAAATAATGGAAGTTAGAACAGGTGCAGATATGCTATTGGCCGTTCGAGTGTCTCTCGATAAAATAGAGAGCATGCGTAACGAGAGTTTTCAAAAAGAAGAAGTTCAGTTATTTTTGAATAAATCACAATCCAGATTAATGGATGATTTGATTAACAAGAATTTTGAACAAGGTACATTACGCTATGAATGGCTTAGGCCGTTTATGATTGAAGGTGCTGCTATTCCTCTTACATGGGGAGTAGATGATCAGTCTGTTCTAGCTACATTTCCTGTAGATGTGCATTATCTTATTGCTGCCTTTGGACTAGTAACAGTTGATGCTCAACCTGGGACATCTTTCGAAGGAGGATGTTATGAGGATATAGATGATCCTACGGCTATAACTAATCCATTATCTAAAAAGGTTCAGATTGAAGTTAATGAAACTGGACAGGTTATGGATAGACAAGCTAATGCATTTTACGGTAGTAGCGCAATCAGTCCTTTAGCGGAAGCAAAAGGAGAGGGAATCCTAGTATATCGGGGGAAAAAGTTCATAATAAATGAGGTCTATCTTGACTACGTTTTAGAACCAACTCTTATTGATATAACTTCGACAGTAGATACTGATTGGGGACCTGCTGCTAATGAAAAGATAGTTGACCTTACGGTTGAGTATATGCGATTATCAATAGAAGATCCAGCGTATCAATTAAATGTAGGAGACTACAATATTCGGACACAAAATGCTTAAAAAATGAGTACTTTAAGACGTAAAACATCGCGCAATCGCCATTCACGTAACACACAAGGATGGAATGCGCAAGGCTTCTTTGTTCAGCAAGGAAGTATGACAGACTATCCTAGTGTAGCAAACTTGAATGAGTTTATAATGACTGCACCGGATGGTAGAATTGGCGTATTTAACGCTGAAAGTGGAGCAATTTTAAATGCTTCTGCTGCTGTAGATATGATTGTTGCTCAGAAAAATTCTGATAATACGATCAAGAAATCTACAGTAATTCCAGATGGAGCTTGGGCCGCAAGGCGCGTTGGTTATACTGCTCCTGCAAAACAGATTGATCATGTAGGTTGGAATGGAACTGATGGTGATTTGAATATCGACATTGTTGGCGGTCTTCAAGAGTTTGTCCTATCAGCTCGTGACACTACTCCATCGAGTCAACCTTTTCCTGTACAGGAAGGTAGAGCGATTGTACGTAGTGGCAATCCTGCTAACTTCGCTATTGCTGCTGCAATAGTAGATGATTTCAATTCTGTAATCGATTACGAAGATAATGGTGATGATTTGTTCGTTGCTGCTATTGTAATCTCTGATGCTGCTGGTACTGGTGCCGGTAATACAAATGCTTACACATTTGTAAATGGATCAAATGTGGTTATGGTAGCCAATGAGGATGTTTCTGCTACATTCCCTGCTGGCACATATATCTTAACCGATATTGATGGTGCTGGTGTGAAAAAAGTATATAAGGTTGCAAGTGTATCGTATGATGGTAGCAATACTATTATCACGTTAACTTCTCCTGCATACTTCCGTACCGGAGCTGCTGGTGAAAATGTTTCTGTTCCTGCTGCAAATGTATTTACAGAGACCGAGGCAAACTTGATTACCGCCAATATAGGAATCGAGCTTGTTGGTACAGATGAAACAGTACATTTCAGTACTTCTGTATCAGAAGATTTGGCAGATGCAACTATAACTGCAACCCAGAGTTGGTTACAGGGAAGTGGCATTGCATGGCAAGTTGCTGATATCGAAGATGAATGTGCCGTATTTGACGGATGGACTACCGGCAATGAAGCATGGCCAGGAGATTTCGGATATCCAGACCTCTGGGTAAATGAAGAATCCGGCGATACTTATGCGCTGCATTTTATTGAGTCTATGAATCGAATCATTCCTTCTGCTGGTGCGCCACAGAATCAGACTTTGATGAAAGCCAATATTGTTATTGCGGCTATCGAAGGTTCTAATTTGGATACAACCTTACAGGCTATATTCAATACCTAATAGATTCCTTAACATAAACTAGGAGGGGCGGGGCAACGTGCATTAAGCAACAACGCCCCGCCCCTCTTTTTTCATCTCATATATCATATGGCAATTCCAATCAATATATCATCGAATCCTTCATTAAATGAGATAGTATCATCATTGGCTGCTAGGGTAGACAAGGTTGATGATCCTAATTTTCTTGAAGAGTTAAAGCATATAGTTAA